TGAGTTATTTTCATTTTGTTGATTTTGTTCTGAGTTATTTTCATTTTGTTGATTTTGTTCTGAGTTATTTTCATTTTGTTGATTTTGTTCTGAGTTGTTTTCATTTTGTTGATCTTGTTCTGAGTTATTTTGTGATAAATCATTTAAAATACTTAATAATGAATAATTAAATGAACTCATAATATTTTTAAAAAAATAATATTATAAATTTTATTTATTTTTTAAACTCTATCATTTGTAAAATTATTTTTTAAATCTCCATGGTAAAAATTACCTGTTTTTTCTGGTTCATATATCATTTTTTGTTCTTCACCTCTTACATCATATGAACTATTTCTTTTTATACCTGATGTATTATACATATATCTAACTGGTTTATTTTGTTCAGATTTAAAATTTTCTTTTTTATCTTCATTATCTACTTTTTTTTCTTTATTTTGTAAATATTTTATTAAAATTATGAGTATTACAATTATAATAACAATTGGTGGAATAGAGTATAATATTTTAAAATTCATTTTATATATTATATAAAGAATTAATTATTTAAAAATAAATTATTATAAATAATTTTCATATCTTTTAACTTATAATTATTATTAATAATATTATTTTTTAATTCCATTTTTAATTTATCTAAATTAAAAATATTAATTTTTAGTTCATTATTAATATTATTTATAAATTCCTCAATATTAAATGAAGTATATATAAAGATATTATTTATAAAAGTTAATTTTTGTTCATTTATACTTAAATTTAATTTTTTTTCGTTTTTAAAATCTTCATAAAATTGTTCAAATGAATTATTAATTAATACACTTTTAAATTCATGATGATTTAAAACTAAATCTAATATATCTTTATTTATTTTTGGTTCTGGTATTTGAATATTTTTACCCCATACTTCATTTTCTATTAATATTGTATTAATTTCTTTATTTTTCCATATATTATCATAACTATCAGTTTTTATTTCTTTATTTAATAAATGTTCAATTTTATAAATCATATCACCATTATGATAAAATTCCATTTTATCTTCAGTAATATTATAACCATTTAAATATGTTCCAAAAAAGACACCACCTTTTTTTAATAATTTTATATTTTCAATAAAACCTTCAAATTTATTTTTACTTATATTCCATGGTTTATTATCTTCACTGAAATCACCAAATAAGTAATGAATTGCAAACATTATTGATATTGTATCAAATCCATTCCAATTTTCAGGTAAATCATCGTAAAATAATTTAATTTTTTTATTTTCTTCTTCATTCAAACCACATTCAAAATTTTTTATTGATTTACTTACATCACCATTTACTAATGTAAATTTTATATCTCCTTTTTTATAATAATAATTTTCTTTGATATAACCCATTTTTAATAATCTGTCTTTATATCCATTTTTTCCATATAATTCATTTGAAGAAGTATCGATTGCTAATATATTTTTATAACCATTTTTTTCTAATTTTTGTATATCTCCTCCTTTACCACATGCTAATTCTAAATGATAATTTATATTTGTTAAAGTATTTGCTTTCTCATATAATTTTAATTTAACATAATTATTAAAGATTCTCCAATTTTTTCTTTTAATATTATCTTTTGTAAAATCATATAATAAACCAATATTTTCAATATTCATATCCTTTAGATCATAAATATCATTTAATGAAACATAATTTAAAATAACTTCTACTATACTTTTAATTGTCATATATTTATTAGGTTCATCTTTGTCAAATGTTCTTAATCTTAATGCAACCCAACTATTTATTTTAAAATCATATTCATATTCTATAATATCATATTTATTATTTATATTTTGAATTTCTGAATTACTATTCGGAAAACCTTGTAAACCAAGATGTAATATTTTTTTTCCAGTTTTTGATTTTTTAATATTACCAATATTAAATTCTTTTAAATTTTCAATAATATTTTTATCACTTGTTGTCCATGGACCAAAATTTATTTTTTTATTCAATAAATCTTTATATAAATTTTTATTAATATATCTTATACTTCTTTCATTCCATTCTTTTCCTTTATCATTAAAATAATGAAAATATGTAAATCTTTCTCTATGATTATATTGTATTCTTACATCTATCGATAATTTTTCTTTCCATTTAAATACTGGTAATACAGTATCACTTAAAGAAGATGTATATGATTGTTCAACTGGTGTATATATAAGACCATCTAAACTATATTCAAATAATTTTTCTTTATTTTCCCATATATATTTTGAATCATTGAATATATCATAATAAAATTTTTTTAACTTTATTTTGATATCTAATTCTTGTTTCTTTATATAAAAATCTACAACTCTTTCTAAAAATTCTAATCTTTTTGTTAAATTATATTCTCTAACATCTTTATAATTTTTATTTGGTGAACCATAAAACAATATATCAAATGCTAAAAATTCATTTGATTCTTTTAGATATTCACCATCAATAATAGTACCATTTAATCCAGTTTTATTTTTATAACTTTGTAAAATTTCTTTTGTTTTTGGATTTATTAATATTATATCATTTTCATAAAATATGATAAATGTTCTCTCTCCATCTGCTTTATCTGTTACTGTATATTTATGTTTTTTTAAAAAAATTAAATCTTTTTTTGAAAATGTATATGGATTCATAGTTTTTAAATTAAAAAGATAATCTTTTTTATTGAAATAGTTTCCTACAATATTATTTACATTTTTTTTCATATTCATTTTTAAATTTTCATAATCATTTATACTTTTTAATTCTAATTCAACAATATATTCTGTATCATAATTTTTTTCTTTCATTTGAATTGCTGTATATGTTTTAACTATAGTCATATCTAACTTAAAATTATCATCTAAATCAAATATATATCTATTTTTTAATCTTACTATATCAAATGGTTTATTAGTATGATGAATTAAGTTGGAATTTTTATTATTTAAAATAAATTGAGTTTTATCTGTTTCTAAACTATGTGTTATTCTAATATAATCTTTATCACTTTCATTTTTTTTTTCTTTTTTTATATATTCTAATTTATTATATGTATTATTATTATTAGGATTGAAATCTAAAATATTAAAATATTCATTGTAATCATCATATTGATTCTTATATGTATATTTTTTCATATATTTACTATTCTTAGATGAATCTTCAAAAAAATCATTATTTATATTTTTTTTAAAAATATAATCTACTATAATTTCATTTTCTTGTTTTTTTTGAGTTTTATAGAAATTATAAATTTTTAAAAAATTTTCTTTTGATAGATTTCGCTGAGAATTATCTATTTCTGAAAATCTTATTTCAATTTCATTAAAATCATTTCCATTATTAAGATTTTGATTTAATGGTATAAAACTTTCTATTTTTTTACTTAAAAATTTATTCATAATATATATAAAATAAATATATAATTTTATTAAAGTATTAATATTAAATAATATTTTAATAAATTTTAATTTTTTAATTACATATCATCCATTAATGCAGATAAAGACTTTTTTAATTTTTTATTTTTATTCTCTAAATCATTTTTAGATTCATTTAATTCATTATATTTTTTAGTTAATTCATTGTATTTTTTAGTTAAATCATCATACTGATTAGATAAATTTAAATTTGTTTCATTTGATTCATCTAATGATTTTTTTAATAATAAACTTTCATCTTGTGCTTTAATTACTAATTCAAAAATTTGTGTAAATGTAGATTCTTTTGTATTTTCTTCAATTACAGTTGGGACTGAATTTTTTACTGGAGTTTGTGGAGGTGCTTGGGGAAAATCATGCAAAAAATCAATTGATTTAGGTGTAAGTCGTGGAGTTGTTTCAGGTGTAGGTTCTGGAGTTGGTTCTGGTGTAGGTTCTGGAGTTGGTTCTGGTGTAGGTTCAGGTGTAGGTTCTGGAGTTGGTTCAGGTGTAGGTTCTGGAGTTGGTTCTGGAGTTGGTTCAGGTGTAGGTTCTGGAGAACGTTCATCATCAGAAAAAAGTACTTCTTCTAATTCTTCATTATTATCTTCTAAATATTCTTCTTCATTTTTATATTCAGATAATAATTCATTTAATTTATCAATAATTGTTTTTCTTGCTAGATCTTTTTCTGCTCTTTTAAATTTTTTTAATCCTAATTTTTTACCTTCTACATTAATTTCTTTTATTTTTTTTAATGCAGTTACTTTTTCTAATAATTCTGTTAATTCTAATTTTGTTAATTCCATTTTTATTTTATTACTTTTTTTATTAAATCAATTTTAAAAAAAATTAAATTAATATATAAATAGTATTAGATTCTGAAAATTTAATTATTTCGAATATTTTTTTATTTAATGTTATATCATTTAAAAGATATTTAAAATTATTATATGATATATATTTATTATAATCTTTTTCTTCTTTATATATTGTAAAATTTTTAATATTATATATTTTAATTTTTATTTCATTTTCATTTTTTAATTTAATATATATTTTTTTATCATATTTATTATTATTATATATTTCTAATAAATCTAATAAATTAATTGAATAATTTGATTTTTTTTCATTATATATAAATTCATCATAATCACATGTATTTAAAATTTTTTTAATATTTTTTTCATATTTATTAAAATTATGATAATAATTCCAAATAATTTTTTCAGATTCATAACTAATTAAATCTAATAACATCTTTAAATAAATTATTATAAATTACAATAAATTTTAATTTTTATATATTTAAGTCCATTATTATAATAATAAAAAAATATAATATATTTAACACGTATTAAGTAAATCAATTATTTTATTTTTTTTTAATTTAGAATAACCTTTAATACCCTTTTCTTTACATATTTTTTTCAAATCATTTAATTTCATTTTACTATAATCAATATCATTATTTACATTTATATCATTATTTACAATAGGAATATTATTTTCAATAGTATTACATTCGAGTGAAAAATTTGATATCATATTATCAATTTCTAATACACTTTCATCATCGGAATCATTATCTAAAATATTATATAATTTCATTGTAAATTTATCATCTGATGTAAATAATTTTTTATTTTCTATTTTATCAGACAAAAAATGATATTTATTATCATATTTATATATAAGAATTGTAGTTTTAAATGGTTCAAAAATATCATCTTCTGAAAAAAATTTGTAATTATTATTTTCTAATATAATTATATTTACAGATAAATAATTAGATAAAAAATATTTTATAATATTATTATTATCATTATGTTCTAGAAGAAGATTTCTAATTTCATTTTTTTTACATATTTTTCTTTTTTGAAATTTGAATTTTTTAAATAATTTAATTGCATCAAAATCTCTTAACATTTTTTCAAAAAGATCTTTTTTTCCATTGATATTATTATAATTAATAACCTTAAGAATACATTCAGTAATAGATTTAAAACCATTACTAATATTAAAATTATCAATATCAAAAATTTTTAAAATATCTTGAGAAAATTTTCCGAAATCATCATGATTATTTGTTTTATTATCAAGTTGATTATGTAAATTTTTTAATTTAATTGAGAAAAAATCTGTTTTTTGATTATTTTCATTTAAAAAATTAGGATTTTCCAAATAATCTTCATTATTAAAATATAAAACACTATGAATATCTTCATAATATTTTTTATTTTTTTCAGTAATACTATCTAAATGATTAAAAAGATCGGAAAAATTCATTGTTAAATAAATTAATAATAAATTTTAAATATGATTATTATGTATTGTTATAATATTATATTATATCAATTTTATTATAATAAAAATCAAGTCCAAAATAAAAACTAAAAAAAAAAAATTATAAATTACATTTATTCTTCATCATTTAATAAATCTTCTTCATCATCAAATAAATTTTCATCATCATCTAAATCATCATCATCATCACCAAATAATTCATTCATTAAATCATCATCATCTTGTTGATCTTCATCATCACTTTCAAAAAAATCATTAAGTAAATCATCTTTATTATTATTATCATTATTTTTAATAATTTTTTTCTTAGTAAAAATGATATTTTTATTAATTGATAAATATTTAGAATCTTCATTTAAATATATTTTTAATGTATCAAAAAAGTTTTCAATTATATATTTTGTATTTTCAACATTATTTTCATTATTATTAATAATTGAGTTAAAAGTTTTCATGGTAATATATAAGAAAGAGGAATTAAGATATTCATTATATTTATCATTAATATTTTTATTAGATGTAATAATATTGATATCATTAAGGAACATATTATTTTTGATTAATTTATTATATATGTAAAAGATATGATCATATTTTTTTTCAAGTTTATTAATAAAATTAATATTAATATTTTTAAATATTTCATTTAATCTAGTAAAATCTTCTTCAATATCTTCTAATTGACCACCATTTTTATTAATAATAAAATCATTTGGTTGAATATCTGAAATTTTATTGATTAATTTTTTATAATCTTTTTTATTTACCCAAGTTGTGATATTAATATCATCTAATTTTTCATCATCACTATCTTTCATAACAAGATCGAAAATATTAGAAGAGAAGTTTCTATTATTTAATAAAGAATTAATAATAATCATAGCATTATAATCAATATAAGATTGTGCTTCGGGGTCCATTTGTTTTTTATTTTTTTGAATATAGAAAATATTTGAATAATTTTTAGTTTTAATATTTTTTATTATTTTAAATAATTTTTTTACACTTTGATAAATTTTTTGGATTGGTTGTTTATTATTATAATGAATAATATTTTTAAATAATAGATCAAATGTTTTATTTTCTGTAATTTTTAAATTATCATCATAATAATTAATAATAACATTATAAAAATTAGTTAAATCATCATCATTAAAGAAATTGGAAGTGATAATTTTAAAAACTCTAAAATTGATAATTCTAGTAGTTTTTGTAAAGTTATTTAATTTTTTATTTAATTTAAATAATTTATCAGTTTCTTCATTGATAATGTTTGTAATTTCATTTTTCATATTAAATAATTTTCCATATATTGAAAGTTTTGAAATAATAATATTTTTATATTCAACGATTGAATTTTTATTATTATATTTATTAATAAAATTATCTAATTTTGGAATGAATAAATTATCTTGTGATATATTATCAATTTTTTCATTTTTAAATTCACCAGAGAATCTAGTGCCAATCATTTTTGGATTAGAAAATACTTTATTAATAATATCATTATCATTTAACATCATTACTTTCATATTATATATAAAATCGTCTTGATTATCAATAATTTTATTTGAGAAAGATGAATATTTATTATTGTTGTAAAAGAAAATATTAAATTCAATTGGATCTTTATATATCATATCATTTTCATGTTCAGACATATGTAATAAACTAGCGATATGTCTAGTATTATTATAATTACATAAAGGACATACATAAATTAATTCTTTTGATCTTTTGATAAAAGTATTAATGACATTATAATGATTTAATTTTTCATTAATTTCATTGATTTTTTGATTAACAATATCAATATTTAAATTACCAAAAATTTTTTGTTTGAATTTATTATCTTTAATGATAATACTAACTTCATAATGAGATTTATTAGTTAGTTTTTTTAAATTATTAACAACTTTATATAATAAGAAATTATCATCATTATCATTAAATGTCATGTCATCTAATTTTTGTAACATATTTTTTAATTCATTATCATTAAAATTATTAATAATTTGTTGATTATTGATGTTATTTTTTAAATTTTGTTGTTCAAAATATACAGAAGTATTTTTTTGAATTTGTTTCATATTATCTAATAAGTTTTTTTTAATAATATCTTTTTTATTAATAATTTTTTTAACATTAGACAAGACAATATTTTCAAGATAATTTTTTTGATTAACTAATTTATTATAAAAGATAATATTCTGTGTTTCTTCTTCATTTAAACTAATATTATTTATAATTTTTTGATTTATAATATCAATAGAAATTTTTAAATTTTGATTTTTAAGTATATTTTTAATATTTTTTAATTGTTTATTAAAGTAATTAAGATCAATATCTAAAATTTCTTTAATTAGATTAAGTTTTTTATGTTGTTCAATTAATTCATTATATTGAGTTAAAAATTTTTGTTCTAATTCTATTTTATGTTCATTTAATTTATCAATTGAGAAATTTTTTAAAGAATTTAAATCATAAAAATTATTTTCAAGTTTATTAATAAAATCTTGTGTTTCTACATCAATATTATTATATTGTTTTTGAAAAATTATATAATTAATATATCTATGTAAATCAATAAAAGAAATATCATTATTCGATTGTTTTGAAAAGTTGATTTCCATTTTAATATATAAGTAAAAAATATAAAAAGTTTTTAATAAGTTTAAATTTAAAAGTTATTAAATATGAAAGTTTTCAATATTAAGTATTAAATGATAATTTTTCAAATAGTTAAATTGTTTTATTATAAATATAATTAGAGTAAATTTTAATAAAAAATAAAATTGAATAAAATTATGAATAAATGAAAGATAATAATATAGAAAAAATAAAAATTTTTTTTCGTTTTTTATTTGAAATTTATAAAATTTTAACTAGTTGTTTATTAATAATTTTTGTACCACAAAAATGTGAAAATGGAGAAAGAATGTGTAGTTTTTCAGAAAATTTTAAAAGACTAGATCCTTATAATACATTTGTATTATATTTTAATATATCTACAAGTATTGTATTTTTTATATACTATATAATTGAATTATATAGAGAAAGAATATATATACAATTACTAGATATAAAAAAAAGTGTAACAGATGAAAATTACAAACATGAGGTAAGATTATATCCAAAAATAAAAAAAAAAGTAAAAGATATAAATAGTTTATTTTATGGAGTAAATATTTTTTTAATAGTAGTATTTAGTATAAATATTATTATAAGTTTAGTTGTAATTATTAAATTTTATATTAATGATTTAACAATTTTTATAACTATAACAAATACAATAATAATATTAGATAAATTAATGCGTTCATTTTTTATTGCAAAAAAATCATATAATGAACAAAAAGCATATAGTATGTATATAGTTAAAGATGTTACATATAATACAGTAAATAAAAAGATAAAAAATTTAAGAAAAAAAAGAAGAAGAGAAAGAATAAAAAAAAATTTAATGAAAGAAAATGAAAAATTAGAAATAAAAATAGATGAGAATTAAATATTTTTTTTAATAAATGATATTAAATTTTTTTTATTATCATTATAATTTATTTTACAATTTTGGTTACGTAAAGATTTTAATATAGTTTTTAATGCATCAACTGAGAATGAATCTAATTTTTTTAATGAATTTTTTTTATCTAATCTTTGAATATTCATAATAATTTCATTTTTATTCATAAATTTAATATTTTGTTTACAGTATTTTTTTTTATAATTTTTTACAATGCTTACTAATTTATTTTTTTTTAATTTACTTAAATTAGTAATATCATAATCTTTTGATATTTTTATATTTTTTGTATTAGATTTTATTAATTTATTTGATTTAACTATATTTTTAACAGAATCTTTTATTATTTTTTTTTGTTCGTTTGTATTTTTATTATTAAATAATTTTTTAATAACAGGTTTTGATTTAATAACTGTTTTTTTTGTTTTTATATTTGTATCAATTAAATAATCAGATCTATTAACTAAACTTATATTATAATCTTTTGAGATTTCATTAATTAAAGATAAACAATCATTTAAATTAAATCTTTTTTTATAATTTTCATTTAACATACCATTTAATAAATTTCTAATTTTAGGATTTAAATTTAAATAATTTTTATTATTAATTAATGA